TGGCATGTATAGGTATCTCTCCGCGCTCACCGCTAACGTTAAAAAATAATGTGGCGTCGTAGGATAATATAGTTGTTGTGCCGTATTCTTTTTCAGTAAAAGTCTCGCTACCAACAACAATGCCCCACCCTATACCTTGAATGCCGAACTGCTCTGTCGCTTTCCAGTTTTGATACATAGGAGCAACCGAAGTAAAATTAAACTGCCCTTTACTTGCGTTCTTTGTATGGGCTGGGTCTGTCTTTTTTACCGCATCCCATAATTTTAAATTATCTTTACTCATTTCGTATCACTCCACTTGTCAAAACCATCAGCAATCAACATAACAATATTATTCTCTATGCCATGCCTACTATCTAGCTGTATTAATTTAGTCGTACCTTTCTTTTTAACTATTATTGTTTCGTCCATTAAAGGATCGTTAACGTCTACACTTAACCATTTAATCATTATATCTCTCCTGAATTTGTGCCAGTTCTTCAGCTTAGTCATTTTGTTCAAAGGAGTTGACGGGGTGGTTACTGGCAACCTGCTTAACTCCTGATACAAACAATAGCAACCGACTAAACTTAAGTCAACTTTTATTTGACTTTAATTCAAAACAAAGTAAACTGACCTTATCAACTATATATAAGGAATAAAAATGACAGCATTAAAGCAAATCAAATTATTACAGAACGTAAACGACATGCTAGAGGTAATAGTCAAGCATGAAAGAGCAAACGGAAATCTTGGAGCGAACAAGCAGTCTATTGTTAATGAAATGATTATGGCTAAATATAAAAAGGTGACTAAATAATGAGTAAAAAAGAAAGTTTATATGCAGATGATCACGCTTTAAATGCCGACTTAGATAAATATGAGGTAGGCACTTTACACTCAATAATATCATCATTAAGACAAAAGTATGAAGCTAGCACTAAAAACAATGCAGAACTAAAAAAGTCAGTTGATAATCTTAGCGCTGAACTCGGCAAAATTAAAAGAAAACTAAAAAGAAAGGAAAATAAATAATGATTAAGCTATTTAAAATGTGGAACCATAAACTAAACGTTTTGTTTGGTAGTGACACTTATAATGTTAATGAATATTTAGGAGAAGAATAATGAGCAACTTAAATAATGGCGATATGCCAGCAAGCCCAATCCGAGGAGCTGACAATACTATCTTTACAAGTCATGATGCTGGAGCTATTGAGGGTTTAGGTTTATTGGTTGGCCTTACGAAACGTGAAGCTTTTGCAATGGCAGCTATGCAAAATATACTTACTCAATATAACCCTTATGAGCAGGGTGATTTTGATAGCTCTGATTATGAGTTAACCGCAAAAAATGCCGTAGGTCTTGCTGATGCTTTATTAAAGGAGCTATCTAATGACTAAAGGCGATAAAACTATAGTAGCAGTAATATTATTTGTATTTGCAATTTACTTAACAGTAGGGAGTTAGAAAGATGCGTGGAATAAATGATGAACTATCAGCAAAAATAGCGGCAGAAGTAGCAATTAAAAAGCTTATTGATAACGCTAAAGACTTGGTTGAACGTAGGCGCCCTACAACTAGAGCAGCTATTGAAGAGTTCGCAGATGATAGACGTTTAAAAGAAATGTTAGACTTAGATATGTGTTAGTTGTTACCAGGTATAAAAAGAGGCTCTTAATTGAGCCTTTTTTATGCTCTGATTTTTTGCCGAAAAAAACAGGGTAATTTCATGATAAAATTTTAACTATAATCAATAACTTACAACTACAAAAACAGCCTGCCGATTTTATAACAAAAAAATACCGCTTCTATAGCGGCTTTTTATGTTCGTTGTATGTAGTGGTTAATCGATTATCTTCATGATTATTTGTTTGTAATAAGCCGCCTTATCAGTAGCACTCATCATTTCTATTGTCATGTGCTTTAATGACTCCTCCATCTTGTATAACTTCTCTTCTAGCATGTTTAATTGGTTCTGCTCTGTTGCTGGCTGGCTCATTTCCATTGCTGCTTTTGCTTCTGATGCTTTATTCATTTCTGCTCATCCTTTTGTTTAGTGTCTATATGATGGTTTATTTATAACTGCTCTTTTAGTCGTCTATTCCAATACGTGTAATCAAACTCACCATCATCACCTCGTTTGTATGCAACCATACTAGGGCTAGGACATAGCATTGATACTTCTAAGCATCCGATAGACTGCATTCTGTTATCTTCATCCGTCCACCTAATACCAGCTTTACCACCACAAAACGGACACGCTTTTAATTCTTTCATCTTCTTTATTCCTTGTTTATGTGCTTGTTGATTGGTTAATCTTTGGCTTATTATCTCTTAAATGTTCAAGGCATGATTTTATATGGTACTGCTCTGCACAATCTGGCGAGTTATTAATTAGCCATTCAATATTTTCATCAATTAGCCTTTTCCATGCGCTTGGTGTTAATGTTCCAGTCATTTTTATATACTCTCTATAGTTGTTTAGATAGGTTACTTGGCTATAGCTTTGTTGAATTCATCAATATCAACCCAAATAATTATTGCTGTTTTCTTTCCTTTTAACCAAGAGTCAGCATCAACCTCATCAGTTGCGAATGTTATCTCTGTATCTTTAGTTCTTTTTTTATCTTTGATACTCACTAGTGCTGTCGATAGATATTGTACTGTTACGTTTTCTTCTATTTCCGCTAATGCTTTTGATAAACTCATTCTTTTATATCCTCTGTTTGTTGATGTTGCTTTTCGATAATCTCACTAGCTACGCATTCTGTCTCGTAGTGCATATCACATTCAGAGTCAGCAATAAATTTATTTGGTTGGTTTTTTATTTCATTTACCAACTCAACTAAACGATTTCCTGTTTCTGGCATATCCCATCCATTTTCAGCACTAACCGTTAACGTGTATGTTTTTGTTTCTCTAAACTCAAATACTATTTTTTCTATATTCATTCTTACTCTCCGTTAAAATTATAGTTGTCTCTTAGACACGGTTACTTATTTATTTCAGCAACTAATTTATTATAGTTCTGATTGCTTACCAGTTGATGACCGTCAGTACATTCAGGCAAGGGAAAACACTCTTTTATTAATTTCAAGATCCTTCCCTCTCTTAGTTTTAACTCATCTATTTTAGACTCCATATTAACTATTGTTTCATATGCGAACTTTAATTTACCTGTTGGTTTACTCATCTTTTATATCCTTGTTTGTTTCGATTAAACTACTTTATTTTAAATATCCCACTCGTTTAACGCTACTTCACACGCATCACTTAGATTTCTAAGGGTGAATGAATCGTCTGTTATTTCATTTATCAGAGACACCAAGCATTCCATCTGTAAATCAATAGTTCTATTTTTAGCGTTATCTAGCATTGTTTGTAAAATTATCATTTGTTCCATTATTACTATCCTTTATTTACTGGCATGATTATTATCGTAGGATAACCGAAAAGCTCATTAGGATAGCCAGCAAGCTTAACTATAACGGCGGTATCTTCACCCCTAAACTCCATATCACAACCGACAAACGGATGATCAAATGCCTTGTCAATTATCCCTATATAACAAGCATTAAGTCTTGGTATCGAATCATTACAAATTGGCTTTTCCATGATGCTTTTAATGATTTTGTTTTGCAGTTCAGGGAATTTTTTATCTATAACCTCTAATTGCCTAACACCTATCTCATTATCAAAACCATCCAATAACCTAACTACACTTAGTCTTTTAGTTACTATGAATTCAATGTGTATTGCTTTTGCTGGTATCTTTCCTTTTATTGCGTATATTCCTTTCTTGGCTCTTTTTATTCCATGCTTCATTTGTATAGCAACATGACCATTAGTCGCTTCTATGAATTTAGATGTAATGTGAATGCCGCATAAATAATCTCTAACATCCTTCTTTGCTGAAAAAGCTATGGCAGCTTTCACCATTCTTGCTGGTAATATCATTTTTAAATCCTTGCGTTGTTTCGATGATTAATATTAATACATAATAAACTTGACGTCAACTACAATTGTGTTTAATATTGTACTCACATTAACGAGAAAGGTTTATTAAATGAAAACATTGAGCGTACGATTTAGCGACACACAGCAACTAAAGATTAAGGATGTATCTGGTGTAGTTGATATTGACTATAGCAAGGTAGCTAGAGCAGCTATGAAGCTTGGATTAACTCAGATAGCAGCGTTAGCGGCAAGGGATATTGATAAGGCTATTGATTTAGTTTTAATTAATGACGCGAGAGCTAAGTAGAAATAAAAAACGCCCGTACAGGCGCTAATTAAGATTTTAGGTGTCAGTAGAAAAATACTAAACCAGTGTAGTAAGGATAATTATAACATGAGTAATAAAAAGAAATCGTTTTTATTGCATATTGATAGCTTAGATATACTTGATGATTTAACAAATGGTCAAGCTGGTGTTTTGTTTAAAGCTATAAAAGCGTATCAACATAATGAAGATTTTCCGCTTGATAGTGTGGTTAAAATAGCGTTTTCTCCATTCAAAAACCAGTTCTTTAGGGATGATGAAAAGTATGAGGAAACATGTAAAAGGCGCGCTATAGCTGGCTCTAAAGGAGGTAAGCAAAAGGTAGCAAATGCTAGCAAGTGCAAGCAAGATGTAGCAACCTTAGCAGATAAGAAGAATAAGAATAAAACAAATAATAAGAATGATAATTATAGTAATAACATATGTCAGTTAATCACTGACGAGTACAACGACAAGTTATCAGAATTAGGATCGGTTAAAGTTTTATCTGATAAACGTAAAGCTCATATCAGAGCATCTATAAAACAATTTAAAAACACAGAGCATGACTTTTCAAAACTAGAAACGTGGACTAGGCTATTTGTTTACATTTCAAAGAGTGATTTTCTAATGGGTAGAAAAACAGATTGGTCAGCTGATTTTGATTTCATTATAAACAAGTCAAAATTATTAAAAATAGTTGAGGGTGGTTATGATAACAAATGAGCCAGCGTTTAACGTAGACGTTGAACAACAGATACTTGGTCTAATGGTTAAAGACTCAACACACGCTAATAGTCGTGAAGCAATGGACAGTTTAGGTATTACAGACTTCTATGGTTATCAGCACCAGAAGATATTTGAAATCATTAAAGGAATGTCTGAGCGTAAAGAGCTTGTTGATTTAACTATGGTAAGCGATCAACTAGATAAGCTTGACGGAGATTTTGGTGGGATTGTCTATCTTGCTCAAATAGCTAAAGCAGCTGTAAGCATATCAAACATGGCAACCTACGTTAACACGATTAAGAAGTTAGCAAGCCTTAGAGATTTATCCGCGGTATTGATAAATACTAATGAACTAATTAACCAAAAGGTCAGCGCCACTGAAATTATCGAACAACTAGGAAATGAGCTAAAAGACATCTCTGTTAACTCTAACGGCAAAGATTTACGCCATATAAGAGACATAGAGGGGTCATTCTTGGACGAACTAGATGCAAGGGCGGCTAGGGGTGGTGCAATCGCTGGTTTATCAACAGGGATTGATGAGTTGGACGAGAGACTAAACGGTATTGGTGAGGAATGTTTGGTGGTTGTTGCTGGTTCTCCGTCTATGGGTAAGACTTTATTTTGCCAAACTATAGCTACAAGTGTAGGAGTTGATCAAGGTAAAAACGTTATGTTCTTCTCAATGGAGATGTCTGAGAATTCATTGTTTGAAAGATTTGTTTCAGGTATTGGCAATATAAACCCTGCTAAATTAAAAAGTGCTAGGTTAGATAATGAAGAATTAGGACGAATAGATACCGCTGTAAGAGCGTTAAGAAGTAGCGGATTATATTTAACTGATGAGCCTAAACAGTCAGTTGGTCAAATACGTGCAAAGGTTAGACGCCATAAAATGAGACACCCTGAACTAGCGGCAATATTTATTGATTACTTAGGGCTGATGAAATTAGGCAAAGCTGACCGTCACGACATTGCGATCGGAAATATTACCAGAGATTTAAAAGAGCTATCAAAGGAAATGAAAGTACCTGTATTTCTTTGTGTGCAATCTCGTAGGCCTCAAAACGTTAAAGACCGCCCTAATATGTCAAGCCTAAAAGATTCAAGCTGTATTGAAGCTGATGCAGATGTAATTATGTTTGTTCATCGTCAAGAAATAGTTGAGCCAGAAACATCAATGAAAGGCGTAACTGAATTGATTATTGCCAAGGATAGGCATAACGATGGTAACGGAACTGTTTATTTAGAAAAGTGTAATGGTTCATTTAGAGCGTTAAGCATGGAAGCAGTTGGAAGAATGCAGCACGAAGAAGAAACACGAAATAAGGTAGTTAATATCGGATTTCAGTAAACACTAAACGTATTAAGTAAGGAATGATTATGGAATTAGCATTTGAAAAAAGCGATTTAGGAAACGACCACACAATAACGTCAAACCAAGTTTTATGTTGTACCGATACTGGACGAGTGATGGCGGTTTTTTATAACGATTATGATTTAGATTGTATTCTTAATGAATTAAAAAATGATAAAGCCGAAATAGTTGTGCTTAAAAAGATGATTGATAACGGTATTGGATGGGCTGATTTAGAAGATGATTCTAAGCCTTGGTAAGTATTAAAGACTAATAAGATAGAGGAATAACAAAATGAACATAGAAGCTGTAATAAAATCTTTAAATGATTCAGATAGGTATATTGAAACTATATTTACGCAAGGTAGCTGTTACAAGTTCCATTTATTTCTTAAGTCGATATACCCAAAAGCAAAGCCGTACTTAACGGAAGATAAAGAGCATGTAGTTACAATGATACATGATGACTTTTACGATATAACTGGAAACGTATCAGATGAACAATGTTACGAACCAATGAATGATGATGATATTAACACAGCGAAAGATTGGAGTTTTTCACGTAGCCAAATGCTACAACTTGGCGAATGCGTTAATTGTGAAGAACCGATATTAATTTAAATACAGATTAGATAAGGATAAGTAAAGATGAGTAAATTTAAAAAAGGTCAGCTGGTTGAGGTTATAAACGACGATAGACATCCGCAATACAATGGCACTAGATTTACTATTGAAGGTCGTTATATGAGTGAGGTTCACGGTCAGTATATGTATCATTTACCAAAATCATTACAGAGTGAAGGTGCTGTAATTTGCCGAGAAGAAAATTTAAAAGCCGTTAACCCTGACAACGACGAACAAAGCGACTTTACATTTAATGAATTAATGAGTGATTTAACTAAAAGAAATCAGTTAACACATAACACTAAATAGGATTACAACGATGATTAACAAGAAAATTAAAAAGCTACTATGGTCAGATGAGGCTGATAGATTTCTACTAGATAACTCTAAGCTGATGAATTTAGATAAGCTTGCATTGGCGCTTAATCGAAAGGAGAGTGCTGTTAGGAAACGGTGTTCTATTATAGGTTGTGGATATACTAATAAACTGTAACGACTAAAGCCCGAATCAACGGGCGTTTTTATTTGCAGAATCATCACCTAAATATCTGTTGGTGGATCTGGGCAGATTGGCGGCAGCCACGGAGGACGTAAGCCGCTTTCTATTTTCATATATCATCGTTTAAACAGCTTGCCGATTAAGCCGGATACAGGATCAACTTTATGACCTTGTGCTGCGTTAAATCTATCTTTAGTTTCATCACGTAATACACCAAAGTAAGCATGTAATACTGTGACTAGTGGCGTTATTACTCCAAATATAAACAGCCAACTATCTTTTATAGTCTTAATCATTTCTACATCGCCGGATACTACAGCGAAACAAAATACAGATACTACCGATATTGTACTAAATGCTATTACCTGAAATGCTTGATAAGCTATTTTAGGTCTAGTTGTATGAGTAGATTTAGCATTAGCTGATAGCATTGTATTTAATGCACC